TATAAATACAAAGTCATAGACAGTATTTGCTCCAAATAATTCAAGTCTAGCTCCAGTTGCTGGTGCATTTAAATATGTACGAGCACCATCACCAGCAGAAGTGTAACTACCTACCGTTGCGTGTTGCGCTGTGCATGCAACATCAGCTCCACCTGATAATCCTTTTCCTATGTCAATATTAATAACATCAACAGCTGCACTCTGATCAGCAACTGCATCTAAAGTTGTAAATGGTGTCATACTTACATTATATACTATTTTTCCTGTTGCCATTAGTCTGGTGAACCATCCTCTGTTACAATAGGATCATGTGTAATCCTACGAATTTTTTTCCACTTATCATCATTAGTATCTAATACTGATACTGATTTTAATCTAATCATATTAGCAGGAAATGGATACTCTCTTGTACCATCAACAATATTAGTTTTCCAACTTGCAATATGAATATCTTGATTTGATTGTATTAAATTTATAGCATCTTTTATCATTGATATTGTCATAGTGGTATTATTCATACCAGTTCTTTCCATTATTTCTTGTACTGTCATTACGCAGCTGCCGTAGAAGCTATAAATATCTCTATATCTTGTGAAGTAGTTATTGGTTTTATAGTGACATCAGTTATATCACCTTCCCCAGTCCCTAATGTTAATGCACCAGCATCAACTGCATTCATTGATGTAGCATGACTAGATAGTATAAAAGATTCACCCCCATATAATTTTATATCAAATTCATCATTACTTCCATTTGATACTCTCAACCACCCATAACTAGTAGATGCAGCTAAATTTGTTATTCTAACATATTTTACACTATCATTATCAAATTGAGATCCAGTAATGACAGTGTCATTCGTTGTATATAAGGTAGTTTCTGTGTCTGCTATTGGAGAAATAATTCTTCTAAATACTTGAGTAATACTAGGTATACTATTTGTATATGTAGCTTCCATTGGTTGATTATTAAGTGAAACACTTTCACTTATTGTAACTTGTAAACTTGCCATTATGCTGCTCCTCCTTGTTGTTGTACGCCTAAACCTTTACCACCTAAATATGTCTGAATTGACAAAGTGGCAGCTTGTATAAATTCTTGGGCATCTGCTTTATGTAACCCTGCTAATTCCATATCTTCATCTACTTCAACACGATAACTATATAAAGATTTAGATGCCATAGACGCTGCATAATTTACAATAGCATCGTCTAATTCTCCTAATAAAGTTGTGACATCACTAGAAACATCATCTACGTTGACATGAGATGCATAAGCTGCTCCGCTCGCAAGAGGAGCTACATATACTTTTCCATTAAATACATAAAAGACTGGATTCTTTGTATTAGCCCTAACATAAAATAAACTTTCTGAATCTATCAATTTTCCTTTTCTGTCAGCAGGAACTTCTCTGCACATATTATCACCAACTCTAACATTAATTAATCCAGACAATCTTAACCCTTTAAGAGCAAGTCCTGCATCGGGGATTGATGTCTCAGCTGCAAACGGAAGAAGAAGTTCTTTAGGTAAAAATTTAATTACATATTCAACACCTCTTGTTAGAAAATCACGTATATAATTTTGAGGTACTTCAGTAGTAACTCCATATGCAGAGCCTGATATTAATTGTCTTACTTGTGATTCTAATGTTTGCATTGTTTATTCTTTCTTATTAACTAAACAGGTGCTCCTCACAGAAAGGAATTAAGGCAAAGAACACCTGTTTTCGTCAATTTACATCCTTATATTGAGCTATTACCTCTCAAACTTCGGATTAACTTACTGTAGTGATTCCAGCGGCTACGCCTGAATATCCATAGACAAAGAATGTAGTACCATCGCAAAAGAAGTCTAAATAGTCTCCTTTTACAGCAGTGTTATCAAATGTAACAGAATCGTTATCATCTGAATGTACTACATCACTATCACTATCTATGTAATCTACCATCATTAAATCAGTATCTCCGCTAGGTGTAAACACTATGTCATCACCACCATCTCCAGCGAGAGTTGCATCTATTGCACAATTCACAATAAACTTAGCAGTCCAACCAGCACCAGCCTTCGCTGGTGTAGGTAATGTTACTGCATATCCAGCATCACCAGAATCTGTAGTCATAAAGACCTTACCAGCATCTTTGTAAGTGAGAGTTTTAGCTGCATCCATGCTTTCAACACAGTTGCCGTGCCAACCAGCACTTGATCCTACTCTAGCCATCTGTTACCTCCTTATACCGTTGAAAATGCAAGTGAAGCGTTTACTGCACCAGTCCCCAATTCACAACCTCTGAAAGCAGGAGTCCATACACCATCTTTTTCACAAAAGAAAGCCCATTCTGCTCCGATTGCCGTTTGGTTATTACTAGCAGTACCTGCGTAAGTAAGAGTATTATCAGCTGCAACAATAGCAACTATAGTACCACCAGCAATAGCTACTGTTGGAGTATAATCAGATACAAAAACAGGAGCTAATAACTGTCCTGGTTCACCTACTCCAGCTTGAACATTCATATTTCCAGCTTTAAAGGTCTCACTAGACGCGCATGATATTACGTGACTTTGTCCGCCATCAAATTGACCAGAGTGCCTATATACACATAAACCACCATACTTTGCAGCAGGAAGAGTCGTTAAAGCTGAAGCTGTATCTCCAACTCCAAGTGATTCTGCAATCTGACCATCAATTAAGGTTATACCACTTCTTGATACAGCCTCTGTAGTAGTTGAAGCTAGTTGCATAGTTAAGTGACCAAAGTTCCATGAAAGCAAAGCTAATTTGTTTTCAAGATACTTGCCATCACCTAGATTGTCATCGAACTTATTTTGTCCGTACATTGGATTTGCCATTATTCATACCTCCTTATGACCAGTAGGCATGGGCTTCTGGCATCTGCCATTCCATACCTGCTTCAGTTTGAATTAAGTCAACCCGACGGTCAACACCACTATTTTCTAAGGTTTGGACACCTACATAGATTGCAGTATCACGATTCAAACCATTACCAACAAGAGGTCTGTATGAACAGTATCTCATGTTGCAAGCAAGAATCTTGATTGAAGAACCATCTAAGTGAATATTACGTGCAATATTCATATCTCCATATGGAGTTGAAATTGTAGTAATATCTACACCAAATACCTTCTTTTTACCTGTTAATGACATATCAGCACTGAAGTTCGGTGATATCTCAAGGTTGTTTGTAAAGTAACCACTTAGTTTATGCAACCAATTATATGTCGCAGTATCCACGAAGAACATTGTTGCGTTAGCATTATTGTAACGTGGGTCTAAGAAACTACTTAAATCATCCAAGAAATCATCTTGCGTTTTAGACGCATGAGTCAAACCGAATGTATTGCCGTAGGATGAAATATAATCTACAGCACCTTGTGTGTACCACTCATTACCTACCTGAGCCTGAGTACCAAACAGTACAGACTGTTCGATATCCCATTTATGTTCAATTAACTTCTCTTTCCAGATACGAGCCCATTCATTGGCTTCATACTTGAGTACGGTAGCACGTGTCGTGTTATCCATAGCCATAGCAGTCTTCCAAATTTGAGTGCGTCCATAACCAGTTGAGAAAGGTTCGTCTTTCCACGTTGTAGGATATCCACTACCTTGTGCATGGGATGTACCTACTACATAACATCTCTTAGGCTCTAGATAATCAGCAACAGATTTGCCAGATATATCTTGACCATCAATAGAATCATTATGTACATAGTAAGAGAGAACCTCTACTTGTGCTTGGTCAGCCATTGTACGTACAATCTTTGTTTCAAGATTGACATAGTTTCCCACTGTAGTGACAGCTACTATCCTAGCAAGTAAATAATCAGCTACAGCGACACTAGTATCAGCAGCAGCTAATACTTGGAGTCCCATATTTACTTTGATTACTTGTCCTGGTAAAAAGAACGTTGGTCTGGTACCAGAATTTCCAACCTCAATGGTTGTATTAGTCTGTCCATATACAAGTCCTATATTACCAGCGCTAAGATAATCCGTTCCCATTAAAAAATGGTACGTACTATCTACTGCAACATTACCAGCAGTAAGTGTAGCTTGGTCATCTACAGCAGATCGGGCTGTAGTTCCTTGTGCCACAACATAACCATATCGCTTATGCCATGACGGGCGGCGTTCTGTGAATTTGAATTCTGGATCGTCTGTAGACTTCTTCGCAACTTTAGATACGAGTCTGAAGAACGGGTCCTGTGCTATTGCCAGCTCAGATACTCGATCCCCAAAGTCATATTTTCTGCGAAGGTCACCAGTACTAAGATCAGTACCTGGACCAAGTCCAGCAGAAGATTCAGTTAATCCAGATTCCAGATTAAATAAATCAGCCATTTTACCTTCTCCTTATTTTAGGAATTAAGCACCTGGCAATGGCTGAAAAAAAAGTTCAGCAATTAGCCAAATGCGTTTTCTAACTTATTGTCAACTCCTAAGATAGTATCGAAGACCTTATTGTCAACTGTTGTCTCAACTTCTTGAGAACCAGATGTGGCTAGTGAACGTGGTCTGCTTTGGACATCTTTCATCTGAGATGCTACTTGATTTCTAGCATTACTTGCTATGTTATTCTCTCTTGAGGTTCTATTCTTTAAGAAAAGAATATCGTCTAAAGAAAGCTTATTACCTTTAGCAAAGTTCTGAAAATCATACCAATCATCATCTGACATATCATGCTTTTTACGAAATTCGGATTCCACAGAAAGTTTTCTGTTCTCTTCCTTTTGTTGAGAAAGAGTACTTCCTAACCTTCTTTGAACAACTCCGTCTATCGTAGTATTAAGCACTTTAGCAGAATCAGAAGCTGGGTCTGAAATAGCTTCATCAGGGTCAAAAACAAACTCTTCGTCTAACCCAAGTTGTGTCTTCATATTCTTAGGTGCTTGACCTCCACCCTCAAAATAGGTTCTCACATGAGAAACTAAATTAGGGTCTTGCTTCATTGCGTCTATTATAGGTACGTATGGTTCAAGTTCTCCTAAACGTTGGTTAAGACGTTTGCCTTCACGACTTGAGTCACTATACCTCTTTTGCAGAACATCAATTTCATTCTGCGGCTGAACTTCACTACGGCTCTCTTCTACTGTATTACCAGATTCTTGAGAGGTTGATAGCACAGATTCTTTTTCAATAATCCCAGCGTTGACGCTATTATCCAGATCAGAGAAAAAATCCTCTGAACTCATCGCTGAACTATTGGGTTCATGTGCGCTTTCAAGGGTGCTTTCTTCCAGCACGTTATCTACTTGCGTTTCACTCATGTTATTCTCCTGTTTATTTTACAAAGAAATTTGTATAAGCACAAATAATTATTTTTCTTTTGTTGCTGGAGTTTTTCCACCTTCAGATTTCTTAACATCATCAGCGGCTCTTCTCATATCTGCCATTAACTGACTCCTTGCAGAACTAAATTCATCCTTCATCCTATTTTTAAGGAGTTTCTGCTGTGCTTTTGTTTCTAATGTTTCTTTCTCAATACCTAATGTAGATTGATTAATTTGTGCTTTTATCCCAGCATTTACTAATTGTCTAGATAGAGAGTCAATAGTTCCATCTTTATCTTTTATAGATTCTTCCATAGATTGTATTTGAGATTGTAATTGAGAATATAATGATTTTCTTTCTAATAATCTATCCTTACCTCTGATATCAGTTTCCGCTACCATTGCTATATCATCTATAAGACCAGCCTGGAACCATCTAAAATATTCTTCCAATAATGCCCAACGATTAACTGGCATTGTTGTTCCAGAAACTATCCTAATATCAAATCTTGCAGATTCATAGTCCATCCATTTGCCTATTGCATTGCCATAATCATTATAGATTGGTATATTAATTCTGACTTCTTTCTCTTCACCACCAGCTTCTGGTTGAACTATTCTAAATACTTTATCTGTCTTATATGTAGCCTGAGATACCTCTTTAAAGACTTTTCCAAGATATTCAAGAGCTGGTTCTACAACATTAGACATCCAAGCTCTTATTCTTCTAGTCCCATACTCATCATTAGCAAGTAACCCACGATAAGTCTCAGGCTGTTTATCTGCTATACCCATCATTGAAGATTGAATACCAGCTATATATTCTACATCACTTTTCCCATCTTGAGTTATTGTGAAG